GGGCTCCCCCAAGCCTACCACGCCTCTACCTCTAGAACCTTCACCCCAACACCCCCCACAATCACCCCCATTCACTACCTCAGTGCTACCGTTTGCATTCGGTAGCACTTCGGCGAATCAGGGGGCGGGCGTGGCGAGCATCATCGAGGTGAAGGGCAAGTGGCGGGCGCAGGTGCGGCGGAGGGGAGTGCAATCGTACACGCGCACGTTCACCACCAAGGCGGCGGCTGAGCGCTGGGCACGGCAGCTTGAGGCGGACATCGACCGCCAGCGCGAAGGCAGCATGCCGGCCGGGCCGGTGGCGGGGGCGGCGTCGGGGCGGGTGGTGCTAGTGGCTGACCTCATCCAGGCCTACCGGGACTTGCGCGACCAGGCGCGGCCAATCTCTGATGCGTCCACCGAGCACTACACGCTCAAGCACCTGGCGCACCACCTGGGCGCGCGTGATGCGCTGCGGCTGACCGCGCAGGACTTGGTGGGCTACTGCTCAGCGCGTCGAGATGACGGCGCCGGGCCCTACACCTGCAACATGGACATCGGCAAGCTGGGCACGGTGCTGCGCTACGCGGCCCTGGCCCGCAAGGTGACGCTGCCCGATGTGGTGGGCCAGGCCCGCCCGCTGCTTTCGCACCTGGGGCTGATTGGCGGCGGCGGCAAGCGCGAGCGCCGGCCCACTGAGGACGAGCTGCAGCGCCTGGTGGCCCACCTGCACGCGCAGCACGGGCCGGTGTATGCCGATGTGGTGCGCTTTGCGGTGCTGACGGCCATGCGCCGCGGTGAAATCGTGCGCCTGCGCTGGGCCGATGTAGACGCCACCAAACGCCTGGTGCTGGTGCGCGACCGCAAGCACCCCCGGCGCAAGGCCGGCAACGACGAGTGGATTCCCCTGCTGGGCGACGCCTGGCCCCTGCTACAGCGCCAGCCGCGCGGCGACGGCGAGCTGATCTTCCCGCTGCACGAGCAGACGCTGAGCAAGTATTTCCGCTGGGCCTGCCAGGCGCTGGCCATCCCGGACTTGCACTTTCATGATCTGCGGCACGATGGCACCTCGCGCCTGTTCGAGCAGGGCTATGCGGTGCAGCAGGTGGCGCTGGTGACGGGGCACAAAAGCTGGAACATGCTTAGGCGGTACACGCAGCTCAAGCCCGAGGATTTACATCGGGATGAGAGCGATTCGGTGCTTTGACTCCGCCCGCCAATTCAAGAATCATCGACGGAAGCCCAATGGACACCCAGCCCGTCGTCTTTTTTCCACTCACCGCAGCAATCATCACCAACGATGAAAGGCTGGCCCCAAAACTTCATCACCCCCCAATTGGTGGTAGAAGAAGCGTCCTCTTCGTCACGCAATGGCCGAAGTAGCACAGGCGGAAATCGCTTGCACTCTCCATAGCCCCCATCGGGCACAAACTCTTCCGGATCTTCACCTTCTTCACGTGGCTGCTCGTGCATGTCCGAAAACTTGCAGGTCGCGCACGTCGTTGTAATGATCTGCCGGGCCATCACGCCCCCACCGCCGCCGCTTCGCGGCACTGTTCGAGGTAGGCGTCCACGTCCTGGAAGTCGGCCCAGCGTTTGCCGTGGGCGCGGTAGGTGGCGATGGGGAAGGTGCCGTCGCTGATCTGATTGTTGATGGTGGCGCGGCTGATCTTCAGCACGGCGGCCAGCTCGTCAACGCTCAGGCGCGGGCCGTAGCGTTCGATGAGGGCTGCTTGGGTGAGTAGGCTCATGGGTGGGCTCCTGGTGGGGGAGTGAGTCGGTCAGTCAGTCAGTGAATCCCGTGGTGCTGCTCAGTGGCCCGCACCAGCGCCAGGCCGCTGTGGGCGCGGGCCAGGGCGCGGGCTTGGTGGTCGGGCATGCGCTGCTGGCGCAGGTGCAGGGGCTCCCAGCCGTCGATGAGGGCCAGCTCGTGCTGCGCGGGCGGCAGCTGCAGGTACCGGTACCAGCCCTGGCCCTTGACCAGCTTGCGCCAGGCGGCGGGCAGCCGCGGGTCGTCCGTGGTGGTGCGCAGCGCCTCGGCCTGCCGCTGCAGCTCGGCGATCTGGTGCTCGATGTGGGTGAGGGTCACTTGATCCATGCCCAGATCCCCCAAATTGCAAGCGCCAGCATGGCGACCAGGCCGACGATGGTCAGCACTACCAGCACGCGGCCGAAAAGCTCCAAACCGCTGCCGTCATCCGGGTTGTCTCTCACTTCAAGGCTCCTTCGTGGTCTTCAGGGTTTCGGTCATACAGCCTCCCCCTCCAACGCCTCCGTGAGCATCTCCCTGATGCTCACCAACTGATGCCTCGTCTCCACCAGCTCCCCCAGCGTCTGGCCGTACACGCTCAGGTGCCGATCAATCGCCGCGCCCTGTTCCTCCAGCAGCGCCGCGGCGCGCACCAGGGTGGCCAGGTCTTTGGCGGTGACTTGGTGGCCGCGGTGCGCCACGATGCGCAGGCGCTGGGCCAGGGTGTTGGCGGCGGCGCGGTGGGGGCTGGGGGTGTGCTTCACGCGGTCACCTCTTGCGGCGGATGCACCACCCGCGCCCCGGGCTCACCGCCGGCCAGCGCCCGGCGCACGCGGTGCGCCACGGCTTCACCGGCCTGGAAACGCTCGGCCTGGGTGATGCCGCTCATCAGCTCCACCCAGCCAGCGCGCAGGGCGTGCAGGGCGGCCAGTTCACTGGCACGCGCAGCACGCACGCCGGTGGCGCGCTGCCGGTCCAGGATGGCTTCGCAGGCGTCTTGCGCGGCCTGCACGATGCGCCCCGGGTCATGCGCCTTGCGCATGCGCACCAGCTCTTCCACCAGGTTGACCGCATCGAAAATCTCGCGCCAGTGCGCCTGGCTGGCCTGGCCCCGGGCCACGGCGCGCACGGCGTCGTCAATGGCCAGCGCCCACAGGGTCTGGTCGTCACGGCTGAGCCAGGACACGCCCATCATGGCCACCAGGTGGGCGGTGGGGTTGACGCCGCGGGGGCGGTATTTGCTGCGCTTGCGGGTCATGTCAGTAGTGGGCGAACCCCGTGTGCGCAGCCGGGTCTGCATCGCCGCAGGCCAGCGGCTCACGCTCACCAATGCACCAGCTCGCCATGGCGCCGTCCAGCATGCCGTGCAGGCCGGCGAAGTGCTCGCCGTGGTTGTGCAGGTCAACGTCGGCGTGCAGGTCCATGACCTGCGCCTCGCTGACGTGGGGGCGAACGGCGCCGGCCTGGCGGCGGTGCAGGCGGATGACCTTGCCGCCGATCAGGTTGATCCAGTCGGCCTCGTTTGGGAAGCGGCAGTCGCTGACCACGATTCGGTCATGCACGCACGTGGCCAGCGCAGCAGGCGTGCCGCGCAAAGACAGGTCAGGCCCCGGCAAACCCAGGCGCAGGGCCATGTGCCGCACCCAGATGTTCCGGTGCAGGCTGCGGCCGCACTCGGTGCCGATCACCTGCATCAAGGCGCGGGCGCTGATGCCCAGGCCGGGAATGCGCGCCTCTTTGGAGGCTCGCTCGGTGAGCCAGCGGTGGTCAATGCCGGCCTCTTCCAGCATCAGCAGGGCCATGCTGCGGATGGGGTCTGCAAAGCTGGCCTGCACGAAGCCGTAGCGCTCGACCAGGTACGCCGCGGCGGTGTCTTTGCCGGCGCCAGCATGGCCGGCGATGCCGATGACGATCGGGTCGGCCAGCGGGTGGATGTGGTGGGCTTGGGTCATGGGGTGGTGGGTTCGGGGGTTGCGGGGCGCAGGCTTTCGAAGCGCACGACATCGCGCATGGGCGTCACGACGTTGACGGCCTCCAGGCCGCGCACGTTCAGGCTGTTGGCCCGGGCGCAGTAGGTGATGGCCTCGCCTGCCAGGCTGACCAGCGCATCGCGCACCAGTTCCCGCCGCACCTCAGCGGCGCGGCGCTCGCCGGCTTCGCCGTGGCCACACCACAGCACGCCCGTGATGAACGGCGCACCCGGGCGCACCTGGCGCATCTGCACGGTGACCACCACATGCGCAGGCTGGTCAGCCTCGGGCACGGTAGAGAGCCCGTGATACGTGCCGGCCACGGTGCCGGTGAGGTAGACGGAACTCATGACACCGCCCATCCCACCGCAATCACCACCCCCGCCAGCACGATGGCCAGAAACGCCTTTCCGGCCAGGCGCAGGCTGCTTTCGTCCAGCGCGGCCTCGCAAGATTCAGGGCAGGGGCACAGGGCGCGGCCTTGCTGGCAGGGGCCGGCGCAGCGGGCGTAGTGGGGCAGGATGGTCGGCTCGGTGCCGTCTTTGAAGTGGTGCTCCATCACGCGCTCCACCAGTGCGCCAGGGCCAGCGCCAGGGCGATGCCGCAGGCGCAGGCCAGGAGGACGGAGCCCACGCTGTCCATGCGGCGGCTGCCGCGCTCGATGGCGTAGGCGTGGCGGGCGTCAGCCGGGAAGGCTTCGGCCAGCGTGCGCGGGAACTTGCGGACGGTGGGGGCGCTCAC